GTTTGTGCCAAAATCTGTGATACCAGTAGCATCCCAATAATGACTTGTTAAGAGGACGGGAGTTTTAATGATTAAAATATTCAAAAAAAATTAGGGCAAGCTATTAACTTACCCCAATTTTCTTATCCTTTGAGCTTAATGGTGTATCTACAATGTTGATTATCACGCAGTTTATTAAGTGCATTGAACAATTTTAAATGTTCATTGTTATTCATGTCAATTGTGAAATCAACTAACTCTACACCATATAATCCACCACGTTCTTCACAATAAAGATCGTGTTTGGCACTGCCGATAGTGAATGTTTGAAACCATTGACCATTTTCATCAGTCATATCAATATCCGTGATATCTTGCAGAGGTTCCGTGTTGACGATAGGATCGCCAAACTTCCAACCACAATAAGGACATACGTCATAAGATTGATCGAATGATGCATGACATGATTTGCATTCAACCAACAATTTAGTACCAATGGAAGACTTAGCTTTTGTACTATGTCTTATCGCTACTGACTGAACTTGTTTTAACATGTTAACTCCCTTTGATTGAAAAAAATAATTAGTGGAACGTTAGGTATAAGTTAACGGGTATATATACTATAGATCGGATATACACTAATCATTGCCGATATGTACAGTACATATACTAAAGGTTTACTAATAAGTTAAAGATGTGAGGGCAATAAAGCCCCCACATCAAGTTAGATTAAGGATTAGCAGCTTGTCTTTTGGCTGTAAGATTGGCTACTCTTGTTCCAAGTTGATTGTTCTGTTTGACCAATGCTTCATTCTGTTGCTGTAATGCAACAAGAACTTCACCATCATCACCAGACATATCAACACCAGGCACACCAGATAAACCTAAAGCTAATTGAACCTTGTCTACAGGAGAGATTAGTTTCAGTCCTGCTCTGCCTTCAGCCATGATTGAGTTTCTTAGACCATCATCAACCACACCAGCATTCTGTATGCCTCTCAGATCAAACCATGCATTTCCCGCACGGGTGTTACTTTGTACCATCCATTGACCTCATGAGTTAGTTAGTAATTGAAATAACCAAAACCAAAAATAACGTAATTGCGTTAGCGAAAACCCCTTTGTAAGGGGTACACCTTGTATATAAGTCCACACACTAAAATGCCATAATTTTTAAAACTTTGTGTACTTTTATGGGTAAAGTATGTACTTTTCTCGTCGGTGGAACTATAAGTACACTATTTCCTATATTGACTATACCCTGGGGAATACTATGGGGAATATATTCCCTTTTTTAAACTTGTCTAAAAGCTTTCCATGTTATATATTCAGGTGGCAATCATATGTCTAAAGAGACAATAGAATCACCCAAAAGGTACCCTGGCATCAGTTCTGCCTTGGGGGTCAGAAGTCGGATTATAGAGGATTTCCTGAATCGACAGGCACATATTTCCCTCGAATTTTCTCCGATATTGCCGAAACTATCCCTTCCATAAGTTAGAGTATGGGCAGAGTTCAGTTCGCTGAGAATGGTACTGGCTCTGATGAAAGGTAGGGCGTGAAATCCAAAAAAGTTGGTTTTCCTTCTCAGGGGAAGGTCTATGGAAATCTCACAATTTATCTTTCAAACTTTAATCCAGAGAACCTATATTGAAACATGAAGATATACGTGTTGAAGATAGTGTATGATACGGAAAACGATGAAGTGTTGGAAGTTGTTGAAGAGCTAAGGGAAGAGGTAAAGGGCTCTAATCCAAAGAACACCGACTTTATAGAATTGCTTGATGAGGAGGATATGATGGAAATTGTAAAGCATGAGGAAATAGCAAGGACCTGACAAGCCGCTTACGCTAGTTTTGAGACATTACAAGATAAATGGAAAGTTCCACTGCGTATATGATGAAGAAGCCGAACTGCCAGATGAAGTAAAACCAGTTTCCGATTGGCGAGAAGCCGATGAGGGAGACTGGGTATGGGCGGATGACGACTGCTGCATTCAGATACTCAAGAAGGGTAACTTGTCCAAAAGCAAGGGAAAGGAAAGGACTGTCCACTATTATAGAACCTGTACTGGCACCTATCCGACCACTTCCCAGATGGACACTTCCAGGCGTGAGAACGTATATACCATAAGCGGACAAAATCCCAAGACCGCAACCAGAAAGACTCTAAACAAGTACGAAACCATGTTCGTGGACTACGTGGCCAGTGGAATGAATCCCACCCAAGCCTATCTGAAGGCGTTTCCCACCAATGATCCGCATTACGCAAACTTCAAGAGTACCGAACTGGTGAAATACTCAAGAATAAGGAAAGCCATGAAAAAGGAATTGGAACCAGTACTAGAAAAACTGGGCATAACCAGCGAAGTCGTTCTGGAGGGCATAAGGCACGTAGCGGAATGCTCTGAAAAGGACGACACCAAGCTTAAGGCTCTCTTCAAGTTGTCCGACATATTGGACCTAGAGGACAAGTCTTCGGCAAAACTGACCCAGCTGACTGGAATACAGTTCCAGGGTTTCAGCGACACTCAGATAGAAGATGCGGAAAGGCCAAAGGAGATAGAGGGTGCCTGAAATACCAGATTGGTTGACTACATTAGCAGGTACTTCAAAGTATCTGCCATTAGAGACAAGACAGAAAATGCTTCCTGGTGTAGTAGGTAAATTGCATAAGGCTGGGTTGCTCTCTGAACTTACAGGAGAAGATTTATCTCAAGCAGCTGTATATATGGCTCACTTTTTAGGTGGAAGTGGTAATCCATTGGAACTGGAGATTAGTGATGATCAATGGAAGGCACTTATAAAGACAGCTGATCAAGGGACTCAAACTGTATACCCTGAAGATGGAACAAAAGTTGAAAAGAAGAATCCTTGGACACCCTCTACAAATCCTGAATATCATGCAGACCATGGATGGGAATGGAAACAGATAAACCTTTCGTATGAATTATCGGATATAGACAATACAGGGTTTCTGAAGCAGCCAGGTTTATATCACATCCTTGGATCAACAACAACAGTAAGGAGAAGAAAGATTGATAAAGATAAATATGAGTACCAGATAGCAGAAGATTTTGATCTTACTGAGGGAGAAGGCCCTAGTAAGGGAGGTGAAATTTATACTTCAGGTCGAGTGATGCCTTCAGATGATATTTCTAAACTTATTCAAGCTGTTTTTCCTGAATATACTGAATCCGAGAAAGTAAGGTTGGGGGATGATACTGAATACGGGAGTTGGACAGATCCATCCCAAAAACTTGAATATATAGATATACTAAATGTAAAAAAGGAACTAAAGGGAGTCCCAGTGCCTATTAAGTCATCATATATTCATAATAGTAATAGAAGTGTGGAGGATGATTTAGTAGATGCATTCAAAAGAATGGGTGAACCATATATCTCATTTTAAGGAAATAGAATATGACTACGGAAGACAAAATAATTGATTCATTAATGGAGTTGTAACTAAAAAAAAGAGGTAGGAATGGGAGTCGATAATCTAACCAAGGATGATGGCGGCAATATAATCTCATGTTCGCATTGCGGGTCACGATCCTTGAGAAAGGATGGGTTCAACTATTATGCAAAAACCAAAAAACAGGTCTGGTATTGTAATGCATGCTGTAGGAAGACTCTCAAGCCTACAATAGTCGAGGAAAATCCGTTCAGCGTCGAGGACAGGGATCCAGACTCGGTTCCCATAGACGAGTTGATCGAGTTCAGGGAGAAACAATATAAACAGAAGAAACTCTCCAAGGACAATCGAAGACTGATCAATATAGACATCAAGATCAATGGTCCCATAGGAATAGCTCATTTTGGAGATCCTCACGTAGACGACGATGGTACCGATCTCTCTCAAATTATCCAATACATAAGAAAGATAAACAATACGAAAGGAATGTTCGCAGGCAATCTGGGAGACGTTCAGAACAATTGGATAGGAAGGTTGGTTCATCTTTATGGTCAACAATCCACTTCGGCAAAGGAATCATGGAGATTGACCGAATATTTCGTCAATCAGCTCAACTGGCTTTATCTGGTGGCTGGAAATCACGACGTATGGAGTGGTGATGGAGATCCTCTGGAATTCATTATGCGTGATCATAGAGGCGTATATGAAAGATTTGGTGCAAGGATGAATCTGAGGTTCCCTAATGGAAAGGAAGTGAGAATAAACGCAAGACACACGTTCAAGGGGCATTCCATGTGGAATACGGCTCACGGAGTGTCGAAAGCGGCTCAAATGGGATGGAAAGACCATATATTGACCTGTGGACACACACACGTGTCTGGATATCAGGTTTTAAAAGATCCAGCATCTGGACTGATAAGTCATGCCATGCAGGTGGCGTCTTTTAAGATAATGGACAATTTTGCGGATAAGATGGGACTCGACGACAAGAACATATTCAATTGTCCAGTAACGATAATAGATCCCAAATACGATGATGAAGACAATAGACTGATAACCACCATATTCAATCCAGAGGAAGGTGCCGAATATTTGACTTGGAAGCGAGCAAAAAAGTGAAATACGTAAATAAGCTTATTGTTTTGACTAATAAAGTATCTTTTTTGTATAATAAGGTACCATAAATGGCAAATTCGGACAATAAAGCATTCGATATGATGACTACAGTTGCAG